CGATCTTGGATATTCGAGATAGCTACGGCGCCTTCCGTCGTCGCGCCCGCATCATTCCGATGGCGTCTGATAGTACCGATGTTCCGCGGCGCCTAGATGGCGCCAGCGCGTTCTTCGTTGGAGGTAATAACAGCGCTGGCGTTAACGTAGAGACCGCCGTCACTCTCGATAAGGTCAATCTTACGGCCAAGAAGATCGCTTCGCTCATCAGGATATCGAGCGAGCTTGAAGAAGATGCGATCTCGGACATCGTTGATTTTGTAGCGAACGAAATCGGCTACGCATTCGCAGCTCAGGAAGACGATTGCGCCTTCAATGGCGACGGGACTTCGAAGTACGGAACGATGCGCGGCATCGGATCCATCGTGCTCGATGGCAATCATGCCAAGGCAAAGGTCGTTGCTGCCACCGGCCACAATACATTTTTGACGCTCGATTCGAATGATCTCGGCAGTCTGATGGCGTCGGTAACAGCCGCCGCGATCCCGAATGCGGCATGGTATTGTTCTCAGACCTGTCTTGCTCAGACCCTCATCCGCATCGCTGGCGGCGGCTATCTGCCCATGGCAGAACTCGATGGGGTGATGACACCCTACTTCCAGGGCTTCCCCGTCATCCTTACTCAGAAACTTCCGCTGATCAGTACGACGCTTTCCGGCGCCACGATGCTCGCCTTCGGTGACATGTATAAGGGCGGGGCGCTCGGGCAGCGCCGCGGTCTGACCCTGGCGCGTTCGGCGGATCGCTATCTCGATCAGGACGAGATCGCCGTCCTCGGAACCGAGCGATTCCATGCAGTCGTGCATGGGCTTGGAGATTCCAACAATTTCGGGCCGCTCGCCGCGTTGGTCGCGCCGTAAATTTGGGATGCCGGTAACTGGAAACTTCTAGTATTTTAACGGGAGAAAGTGTAAAATTAGCGGGTTGACGCAGTGCTTGTAACACCGCGCCAACCCTAACCATCATCTGCGCTGGAGGCGCGAGACAATGGCTAAAAATACATTACCCCTTTTTGATCTGTTTGACAGCATCCCCGCAATCGCGCGGAAGGTCGGAAGCCGACCAAAAACCGGAGAAGTCGTCCCCTGCGACGAATGCAATAGACTGCACTATCGCCGGAGAAATAGATTAATCCGAAAAACAAACCCGAAGAGAGCGCATCCGACAGCAGGCAAGTGGCTGTGCTCAGAGGCATGTTGTGAGGCGGTAGAACTTAGGACGCATGTAAGTGCGCCCTGCCATCAATGCGGTAATCCCGTAACACGGCGGCGAAGCCAGTTGAAGAAGAGCACATTTTGCTCGAGAGAATGCACCGATGCATTCGGCCTTCATCAAATAAAATGTTGTTGGCCAGAATGCAATGAGACGATGGCCTGTCGAACCATCCTTCAATCTAGCCGCGGCCGACAATATCTTGCACACAAGACGCTGCTTACCCGCAAGGGTGACTACGCGCGAAACACGCTTTGCGGGCATCACATTGGGGTACTTCAGAAATATCTCGGCAAGTCGGCGCGGCTAAATACAGGCCGAGCTAAAATGTTGGCCGATCCAGACGCTGAATATGCATCGCGCGGCGCTTCTGGAAAATTTCTAAGAGCGTTTCTGTTTGAGCGATCCGGGTCATCCTGCCAGAATTGTGCTGTCCCGCTCGATTTTTTTGCGCCACCAAAAACATGGCAGATTGACCACATCATACCAATGATGCGTGGCGGACAAACGAAGCTAGCTAATCTTCAGGTGCTATGCGCCGTCTGTCACGACGAGAAAAGTGTTGGCGAAAAATCCGAAGCCGGTCGCAATCGCCATTCGGCGACTAAAGTCAATCGCTGGCTCACACACCACCAAAAAGACATTCTCATTGATCGGCTGCGCGCCCGCCTAGCCGCGCTAGGCGCACCGATAGACTGAACGAGGTTTCAATGCCGATAGAACTCTTGACTGCAGATGCGTTCAGGATTGCCGCCAAGGATGGCGCACAACCCGATTGCCGTATTTTGCGGGCGATGCCTGGCGATCCAGCTCAGGTCGACGGCGCAAATCCGAACGTCTTTCGGTTTACATGCAGCGACGAGAGCATAGATCTTTCCGGAGATCTCATCAAACAATCTGGATGGACAAATCTTAAAGACTTCGAAGAAAAGAACGGAGTCGGCCTCTGGTGCCACGATAGTTCTATGCCACCCATTGGGCGATGGGAAAACTTGGGAATTATCGCCGGCAAACTGAAGGGCGATCTCGAATTCGTAACGGAAGATATTTATCCGTTTGCTGCTACGCTTGCAAAAATGGTTCGCGGCAAATTCCTAAATGCGGTCTCGGTCGGCTTCATCCCGACTGAATGGGAATTCTCCAAGGACAAGAAGCGGCCATCGGGCTTGGATTTTATCAAGCAAATTTTACTCGAGGTCAGTTTGTGCCCAATTCCTTGCAATCAAAATGCTCTGATCGATGCGCGATCAGCCGGCATTGATACGGGTCCGATCTCGGAATGGGCGGAGCGAATTTTGGACGGCGAAGGCAAGGTGCTGATCCCGCGCAACGTGCTTGAGGAAACGTTCCGCCAGGCCAAGACCCCGCGCACCACGCGCCAGAAATATCTAGCGAAATCCGAAGCGGCTGACTGGAAGGTCGGCGCCGCCGATGATTTACCGGTAGCCGATGCCGAGATTTGGGACGGCGCCGCCGCGGCGAAACGCGTTCTCGATGATGCCGGATTCGATGGCGATTGCCCAGATGGCGCCAAGGCCGCTCGCGGCTTCCTTATTCACGACGCCGCGAATCCGGTGCTGCGAAGCAGCTACAAATTGCCATTCGCCGATATCGTCGATGGCGAGCTAAAGGCAATTAAATCTGGCGTTACGGCAGCTCAGGTGCGCCTCGCTCAGACCGAAGCGCCCGTCGATGTCATCGAATTGGCGAAGGAAATCGCCGACGAATACGAACAAAAAGATATCACCGAACAAAAAGACGTAACCGCAGAAATTATTATCGCGCCAGTGGATAAGGCTGGGCGAAAGATCAGCAACGCCAACGAGGCGTTGCTGCAGAAGGCAATGGACCATCACGCGTCCGCAACTCAATGCATCAAGGATGTTCTGGCCAGCAACGCGGCTGCCGATCCTGATGGCGATGACGACGTAGAGCCGGACGTTGATCCCGTCCCGACTGTTACGGTTCTCAGTGCGGAAGATTTGCGCGAACAGCGTCTCATAGAGGCGAAAGCGCTAAGGGCTTCCGTCCAAATCTAAAATCTCTTTCTAAATTTCGACCGACCGACACCTGGAGCAACCGGGAGTCGGGCCGCGCATCGCGTCGCTGGCAACACCGCCCAATTCACCGCGCTCGGGCAGCGCTCCAGCGACAATTATGGAAACATAGCGATGGCGACCAAGAAACATGAAGTCAAACAGCAGCTTTCTGCGCTGGCTGACGAAATCGAGAAAATGGCCGGCAAGTCCGAAGATGAGGGCTTCAAGCTTGATATCTACGACGCACTTAAGGAAAAGTTCGTCGAAGTCACTGCACGCCTCGGGCGCGTCGAAGAGGCCGAGACGATCGCGCGCAATCTCGCGACCGCCGTTCCCGGTCAGGACCGTCTGACGCCGTTCGCTCCTCCCAGCGCACACAAGCTGTTCAGCACGGTGAAGAACTTCCAGGATCGCGAGATCAAGGGTCAAATGTATCGCGCCGTCGATCAGGCGTACACCGCAGGCATGTGGTTCAAGGCGACCCTGATGGACAATCCAGAAGCGCAGGATTGGTGCAAGGCGCGCGGCATTGGCATTCAGAAGGCACAGGGTGAAGGCGTTGACAGCGCTGGCGGTTACCTAGTTCCCGAAGAACTGATGGCCAACATCATCGTGCTTCGCGAACAATTCGGCGTCTTCCGGCAGGAATGCCAGGTCGTTCCGATGGGCTCCGATACGCTCAACTGGCCGCGCCGGACTGGTGGCCTGACTGCGTTCTTCACTGGTGAAAATCAGGGCGTTACCGAGTCTCAGGCTTCCTGGGATAACGTCAACCTGACCGCCAAAAAGTGCGCCGTGCTGACTCGCATGTCGACCGAAATCGAACAGGATGCAGTGGTCGCAATCGCTGACTGGCTGGTCGGTGAAATGGCCTATGCTTTCGCTTCGAAAGAAGACGATTGCGGCTTCAATGGTGACGGCACCTCCAGCTATGGCGGTATGCGCGGCACCACGTTCCTGGCAACCGATGGTAATCATACCGCGAGCAAATCCGCTGGCGGCGCGTCGTTAACCGCTACTACGCTCGCTCAGTTGACGACGCTGATGGGTATCCTGCCGCAGTACGCCGCCCCCGGCGCCAACTGGTACATGTCCCAACAGGTGTTCTATTCCATCGTCGCGAATCTGCTCGCGGCTGCCGGCGGAAACAGGCTCGATATCTTGTCGGAAGGTGTCCAGAAGCGCCTGCTTGGTTTCGACGTGAAGATCGCGCAGAAGTTGCCGCTTGTCATTCCTGCGACCACCAAGGCCATTCTTCATTTCGGCGACCTCAAAAAGGCGGCGATGATGGGCGAACGTCGCGGCATCACCATCAAGCGTTCGGATCATCGGTATTTCGAGAACGATCAGATCGGTCTTCTCGGCACCGAGCGTTTCGACGCAAATGTGCATGACCTCGGGGACAATACCAATGCTGGCCCGCTCGTCACTCTGGTTGTTCCGTAAACCTTGAGCAAATCGCGGCCCGCTTAACAGCGGGTCGCTTCCTTCCCTTTTATCTCTTTGCCCAAGGAGGGCATCATGACGGCTCCCGCAGCTAAACTTCTTCTCGATACTGTGGCCGGCACTGTCGGCGCACTGACCAACGGTGCCACCGGCACATCTGCCAACATCGACACGCTTGGTTTTGACTTCGTGTCAATCGATGTATCCGCGACCACGCAATCGGCTTCGACGCAGGCCGGTTCGCCGTCCACGCTGAAGATCCAGGAATGCGACACCACGGTCGTTACCTCGTTCGCCGACGTTGTCGGCTTCCGCGGCGCATCGGCCACCGCGACCAACGTCGACTACGTCGTCGGCATCGGCAAGACCACGGGCGTCAATGCGTACAAGTTCAACGTCGATTGCCGCAGTCGTAAGCGGTATCTCAACGTTGTTCTGACGCCGACCACAACCCAGACGTTCTACGTCACCGCAAACGGTTTTCGTGGTGAGCAATCGCCGTCGACTGCCGCCAAGGCCGGCGTGATCTCGCTCATCGAGGGCTAAAACGTTCCGCCCGACAGCGGGATAAGACCTCAGCGCTGAATAGATGGAGAGGGATGTCGGTCCCTCTCCATCGTCCTCCGACAAGGACAGAATATGCATATCGAAGCGACGCTTCCGAAATTTCAAATCAAGCTCGATCTTGGTGCTGGCGAAATTTCGCCGCATGGCTTCCGACCGATGGGCCGCGGTCACGGCTCCGAAATTTATCCGCTGGAATACGCCGACGAAACCGTTGACGAGATTCGTGCATCCCATGTTCTTGAGCATTACCCATACCGCGCGCTCGATAAGGTCGTTGGTGAATGGGTTCGGTGTCTGAAAAAAGGCGGCAAACTCAAGATCGCCGTCCCCGATTTTGCGACTCTCGCCAAGGACTATCTCGAAGGCGTCGAGCAACCTCACGAATCTTACCTTCTTGGCGGACAGCAGGACATCAACGATTATCACAAGTCGATGTTCGACCGTGATCGGCTGCGCAAACTGCTTGCCGACGCCGGGCTCGTTCTGATCGAAGAGTGGAGATCGGAAATCGACGACTGCGCCGGGTATCCGATCTCGCTTAACCTGGAGGCTCGAAAGCCTCACGTCTCAAAACTCACAGTCTCCGGCTGCATGTCGACGCCGCGTCTCGGGTTTATGGAAAATTTCTTTTCCTGCTTTGAAGCTTGCGTTCCCTGCAATGTGAAGCTGCGAAAACACGGCGGGGCCTTCTGGGGCCAGTCGATGACCAAGGTTTTCGAACGCACAATCGAGCAAGACAACCCGGACCTGATACTTACGATCGACTACGATACCGTCATGACGGCGGGGCATCTATCCCGCATGATCCAGACGATGATGCTTTTTCCTGAGATTGATGCGCTGGCGCCGATTCAATCTTCGCGACATCACGCTACCACGTTATTTACTGTGGCTGGCGGTGACGGCAAGAACGTCGATGGTCTTCCGCGTACAGCGCTCGATGGCGACACGACTCCAGTATCAACCGCGCATTTCGGCCTGACCCTATTAAGGACTGCGGCCCTCAAGAAAATGGCAAAGCCCTGGTTTCATTCGGTGCCAGATGGTGACGGTAGCTGGGGTGAGGGCCACGTTGATGATGACATCCAATTTTGGAGGGGTTTCGAGGCCGCGGGCAATTCGCTTCACTTAGCCAACCGGGTCGCAATCGGACATATGGAATTGCAAGTGTTATGGCCGGATATAAATTTGAACGCCATGCATCAGCCGGTGACTGATTATCAGCAGAACGGGATTCCAGAAGGGGTTTGGAAATAGGGCGCGTGCCTATCTAGCCTTCGCCATCATGGCGATAGATTTTGCCTCCCATTCTTCCATCGACATAGTGTTCTTGGACGAATTACAACTCTTGCAAAGTAGCTGAATATTTTCTGGATCGTTTGATCCACCACATGCCAATGCAGTTTTATGGTCTATGGTGTATGTGCGACTGATATCTGCGCGACAATGCAAGCCAGAACATAGTCCTGATTGCTCGTTCAGAATTCTAGAAATGTCTGCCTTTGTTAGATCGCCATCGGCGGATCGTTTACGCGCCCTGCGTCTGTGATTTTGTATACGCATCCCATCGGGGTTGGCTGCTCGCCATTTTTGAGTGTTTAGCTTTATCTTGTGCGGGTTTCGTTTTCGCCATTCATATTCTAATTCTTTGATTCTTAGCGGATTATTTGTTCTCCATTTAAGAACGTTAGCCAGAACATATTTTTTATTTTCTCTCGACCACTTACGGGATGCAGCGTTAACCTTTTCGCGGTTGGCTGCTTTATAAGCGCGATTTTTTTCGAGAAAATATTCTGGGTTGTCTTGCTTAAAGAGCTTCAGGCGGTCGCATTGGCAAATGGTGCAAGTATAGTTGGCCACATACGTTTCTGCGACGTGACCCTGTGAGCACGGCTTGCCAGTGAAATAGCGTTTTTTGCCAGCGGCATTAGCCTCGGCGCGGGTAATAAGTTGCATGGGCTATTTGACCTCTTCTGGATCAATCCCGAGGCGGATCATTAACCGAAGTAGCATAGCTGCGCTTTCTGGAATGGCTGCATCGCCCGCGATCCATCGGCGGGACTGACGCTCACCAATCTTAAGGAATTTGCCTGCGGCTCGCTGTGATAGGCCAAGGCGACCTATTGCGTCTGCGTATTGTTTTGGCGTCATTTGCGGATTCCGGCGATTGATGCGGGACATTATAGGACGTTCCGACCTATAGGTCAATCGGTCCTAAAAACGGAAGAGTGTTGGAAATGATGCAGTCTGGAAAAGATTATATTGCCAAAGGCGAACCAGAATACGAATCGCCGCAGACACGGTATTTGCGGGAATTGCTGAAATCTATCAAATTGAATGTTGCGCCAGCCGAAGTCGAAGAGCCCACGAAGGTTGAAGCCGAGCCGGTGAAATCTACCAACCAGAACAAACCGACGCTGAAATTGAAATAGGGATCGACGGATGTACTCGATCCTGACCGTCACGACTGCGGCGACAAGTTATGATCTGACCGAACTGTCGGACGTTAAGGACGAGCTTGGCGTCAAAGACGGCGCCAGCGATTCTATCCTTGCTCGCTATATCAGCAGCGCGTCACTGGCTGCGATGCAGTATTGCAACCGTACCTTTGCGGTCGAAACGCTTTCCGAGCAGTTCTTTGCGGATCATCCAAATCGAATGGTACGCGGCGGCGTCAAGGTGCTTCAACTCGCGCGATGGCCTCTAGTCGCGGGCAGCACAATCATTACAGAAGACAGCATCGCGCTTGTCGAGAATACCGATTATCTGGTCGATAAAACGAATGGGCAATTAACGCGCCTAGATGCGTCCGGATTGTCGGTCTACTGGCATCCGCTTCCGCTGACGGTAATTTATTCGGCTGGTTACGCAACGATACCCGTGGACGTTGAAGATGCCATCATTCGGATGGTAACGCGCCGGTTCGCTTCCAAGGGACGTGATCCGAATTTGAAACAGCAGAATATTCCCGGCGTGCTGGAACAGAGTTGGTGGATCGCTACGGGGACCGAGGCGGGCAACATGGATCCATCGATCACCGATATCCTCGATAATTACCGCCCGCCGTTGATCGCCTGATGCCAACGTATACCAATGACGTCTATGGAATGCTGTTGCAGATCGCCGACCTTTCGGGCGCGGCTGACACTTATTCCCATGACGAATACGGGCAAATCCTCCGGACGGCAGATGCGGTTGGTGCCGTAGGGACGTTCGCTGGTGATAAATACACCCAATTAAAGCGCATTGCTGACGCCGTGGGCGCAGGTGACACCTATCCGCATGACGTCTTGGGTCAGGTTCAACGCATCGCCGATGGCGTCTATGGTTCCGGTGGCGGGGGTTACAATAGCGATATCTACGGCCAGTTATCCCGCATCGCTCTCCTTGGGGGAACTCCGCCTACCGGCTTCGTCCATCTCCTAGGCGCTGACGGTGCTTATCTCACAGGCGCTGACGGCGCTTATCTCTTGGGGGGCGCATGAGCCTTTCTCGGCAAATTGCCTATCGTGATGTGACGCCGCTAGCGGATCATCCCGGATACCTCGCGAACAACTGGTATATCCCTTATGGGGCGACCCATGCGCAGAATGCGGGCGTCAATCCCGGCTCGGGGGTTATCCGGCTATTTGCCGGAGTCATAAAGCAGACGTGTACGCTAAGCGCTCTTGGTATCCGGGTGACGACGCTATCTGCGGGCGGCAATGTACAGACCGCAATCTACGCAAACAACCCCGCGACGATGCGGCCGACCGGAACGGCGCTTGCGAGCACCGCTAGTATATCTACGGCTTCGGCGGCTGTGGTGAACGCCACTATTAGTGTGCAGCTTACGCCGGGTCTCTATTGGTTCGCTTCGAATATGGATAACGCGACGTCGATTATTACATCCGTAGGTGCCGGTTCAATTACCGCGTCAGCATTGATCGGATCGCCAACTCAAGCTAATATCATGCCCGGAAGTGCTGTCGGAATGCAGGGCGTCAAGATTACGTCGACCTTCGGGACATGGCCTGATCTTACGGGCCAATCGTTCACAGATGCGACCGGAAATAATGATACGCCGCTGATGGCATTCAAGGTTGGAAGTGTCCCATGACTTCACGAGCAATTTCAGCGAGCGATGTCTACCCGCTCATTCCGCTTCCGACGTTCAAAAGCGCGAAGGCTTATGCCGCCCTGGTTGCGGACGGCGTCTCCGTCAGTGGCCTGCAAACTATTTCGTTTGCGTCATGCAATTCTGGTTCTATCGCTACCACTGTGCTGACCACGACGGGAAGCCCAAACGCAGGCTCTCTTACTGGCGCGTTCGCGGTCGGACAGACTGTCTTTGTTGCGGGTGTATCGCAGGGCGTCACCATCACGTCGCTGGGAACCGGCACGGGGGGCGCTGGCACCTATAATCTAAGCGGTACCCCCAGCCCCGTTTCGGCTGTCGCCATCTCGGCTAGTTCGACAACGTATAGCATAGCGAATGCTTCGTTTACGAGCGCCGATGTTGGCAAGGGCATTCAAATCACTGCCATCGGAACCAATGGCGCGGATTTGATAACCACTATCGCCTCGGTCACAAATGGCACAACGGTTGTCCTAACTGCGCCCCCTCTCGCGGCACTGTTCAGCGGACGCGGCGGCCACTACTTCGGGACTATCACTTACGGTACAGACAACAGAGCCGCGATCCTCAGCGCCCATACTTCAGCCGTAGCGGAGGGGCGTCGGTATCTCTGGATCGATGCCGGCAATTATTGGATCGGTACGCTCAACGGCGCGGCGAACGTCATTTATGTGGGCGAGGGC